AAAAGAAAGAGAAAAGAGAAAAGAAAATGACGATCGTTCGTAGTTACATCGAGAAACATAGAGACGTTCTATTTACGTTAGCGGCAGCGCTATTGATTGACCATTTCATCTTGGGCGGAGCTTTGAGAACTCGGATTCAGCGAGTGATTGAGGCGGCACTTTCTAAGATCGAAGCGGCTTTGGGCGTTCAGCCGCAAGAAAAGGTCGTGTCGTGAAAGACATTCGCGACAAGTTCATGATTTTGTTTTTGGGCATGTTCATAGCCTGGACGGGCATGCCCTGGATGCAGCATGTGGTTTACCTAGGCCTTATCGTGCTCTCTTTCTTTGTGGGGCACCACTTCCGATGAAGTTCAAGAAGCAGATTTATGTGATGCATGATAGCGATCAATCACTGGATTTGGTGGTAGGTTCCTTCAGCGAAGCCTTGACAGAATTCCCTAATGGCGAAGAAGCGCTAGTCGCGGTCTATGATTTGAAAGAGGTGGTCAAGGTGACTGCGCATACGGAGATTAAGACCGTTAAGGTGAAGAATGAGTAGTGACGTCAATCATCCACCGCATTACAACCGGGGCAAAATAGAGGTTATCGATTTTATCGAGGACCAGGGGCTAGGCTTTTGTCTCGGTAATGCGGTGAAATATATTTGCCGAGCAGGGCATAAGGATGCGGCTAAAAAGGCAGAGGATTTGAGCAAAGCTGCCTGGTACCTCACGAAAGAGCTTCTTAAGCTCGCGGAAAATGAGCGGGCCAATTTGGATGATCCAAGTACGATTTGTAACCCGCGTGGAAGTAAATAAAAAATGAGTAAAAGCGTTTGTCCTAAATGTAAAAACCAGACGTTTTGGGATGGTTTTGGTGATTGTGAGTTTTGTGGATATTCGGAAAGCGAAGAATGACTGACATCAAAGCCAAAGAAATCGTAATGGTGCCCATTGGCGAAATCAAAGAAAACCCGAAGAACCGGAACAAACACACGAAAGAACAAATCGAAAGACTATCGGATATCATTCGATATCAAGGATTCCGCACTCCTATTGTCATCTCAAACCGATCCGGCTTATTGGTTCAGGGTCATGGCCGTCTACAAGCTGCGCTATCAATTGGCTTGCGACAAATACCTGCGCTATTCCAAGATTTTGAAAGCGAAGAGCAAGAAACGGCAGCGGGCATAAGTGATAACGCTATCGCCTCTTGGGCAGAGCTTGATTTATCCGGCATTAACACCGACCTGGGCGATATGGGTCCGGATTTTGATATTGAGTTACTTGGCATTAAAGATTTTACGGTGGACGTGAGTGAGCGGTATGAGCATGAGCCGGAGACTGAGGTGATTAAGACAGCCAAAGCATGCCCTCAATGCGGGTATGAGCTTGGGAAGTGATTTGATTATGGCGATGAAAGAGGCAATTGAGAATCAAAAGAAAGAAGCGATAAGAGAAGTCTGCAAGGAATTATCTTTTAGATATGGGATGCACCCAACCTATCTAGATGTTTTTTTTAATGAGTCGCCAGATGGCGGTCTGGAAGTTCGAACTCGGCAATATATTTATAAGATGGAAAAAATATCCCCACTTCAATTTATGAGCGCTTCAACCGAAGAATTAGTTTCTATGATTTGCAAGATTGCTGAAAAGCATATGCTTACTTAATGCGGAGTAGAGAAACGGTTATCTCGTTAAACTCATAACCTGAAGATAGGAGGTTCGACTCCTCCCTCCGCTACCAACATCGATCAATCTATGTCCACGTTATTTTTTTCCACGTCCTGGTTAGCCGGTCCCGACTTCATCCCCCGCACCCAAAAGTATTTGGATTACTACCGACCACTGAAATCGATTTTAGGCTTTGAGCACTTTTTCTTCGCGGATAACGCTTCCCCTTGGGAACTCATCGAGCCATTCCATGCGGATGACGTGACCTTTTTCCGGTTTGAGGTGCCGCTTTATAAGGGCGGTCGAACGGATGAGTACCCCTACTGTTGGCGTGGTTTTTACACGCTCAAGAACTTAATCATGGAAGGAAAATGGCAGAAGATTATTATCTGCGATACGGATTCTTTCATCTTGAGTCGAAAACTTGCGGACTATATCCGAACGACGAATACCGGTTTCTATGTCATGCAGGGTGAGCAGTGCGGATATCCGATGTCGGAGCTCTCTGTTCTCTGCGAAGATGCTTATCCCGATGTGTTAAGATGGATGAATGCTAGAACTTGGGAAGCAAGAAGTGCTGAGTGTAAGCGCTTTGAGACCGAGATACCCTATTCGAAAGTCTTGGTGAGAGAGTTTAGCGGCGACCGCTGGGGATTTGATGGAGCTAGGCAACAATCCCCGGATATGGACTTTTACTTGCAGGCGAGACTAGAAACGGTGTTTACGTTTAATGAGCGAAGAGGCTAAGAAAAGAAATGTTTTTGGATGTGCTCCGCGGAGAATTAAAGTGAGTCGGACCATAAAGAAAACGAAAGCACCGGGTTATGAGTATTGGGGACGGCGTCCTATCGCGCGTAATCATGGGGCTATCCCGGGCAGACTTACCAAGAACTGGACACATCGGCTTGAACGGTTGGAAGGCAAGAAAGCCATTAAAGACGGGCTGAAAGAGGACTAAATGCCCGCTGGACGCCCACGCGCTGAAATAGACTGGGAACTCTTCAAGCGTCTTTGCCACATCCAGTGCACCAAAGAAGAAATCGCCCACGCCATGGGCATCTCGAAAGAGACGTTGCTCAGGGCATGTAAGCGCGAAAAGCATGAAAATTTCGACACCTTGTTTGAAAAGGAATCAGTAGGTGGCAAAATCTCACTCCGTCGCTACCAATTCGAAACCGCCAAAAAAGGAAACGCTGCGTTGCTCATTTGGCTAGGCAAACAATGGCTGGGTCAGACCGATAAGCAAGAGGTAGCCATCCCTCAGCCCATTCAGGTGCATAACCGCATCGAAGTGAAACAACTCGAGGCCCTGTTTGATGAAGCAGCCAAGGTCCACGCCACGCCAGTATTGAGTTTGGTGACGGGAACGTGATTTCCGCAATTCCGCAACCCCCTAAGGATTTGTGGAGCTGCGGCGCTGCCGCGTTATGATTCCCGACCTCTCAACTCTTACCCACCTCACCGAAAAAGACGCCTATTGCACGCTCTTCCGAAAATCCCTCTGGATGACGGCCTATCACCTGCTGGGCTACCGCGATCTGTCTCATAACACCCACGATAAGCCGATTAGAACGCTGGAAACCCAAGGGAATAAGCTACTCGTGCTTCCACGTGGAACTTTTAAGACCAGTATCGCCGCCGTGGCATACCCGATTTGGAGACTCATCAATAACCCAAATCTCAGAATCTTGCTCGATAGCGAGCTGTACACGAATTCCAAGAACACTCTACGCGAAATCAAATCCCACCTCGAATCCCAGCGCTTTACCGCGCTTTTCGGGAACTGGAAAACCCAGGTTTGGAACGAAGGGGAATTACTTATCGCACCGCGTACAGAAATCAAGAAAGAAGCGTCCCTGACTTGCTCAGGAATAGGAGCCCAAAAGACTGGCCAACATTATGACCTTATTATTGCCGACGATATGAATAGCCCCAAGAACTCGCACACGCCCGAACTCTGTAAGCGCGTGATTGACCATTACCGCTTCTATACGTCGCTCCTCGACCCGGGAGCCGAGAAGGTGATTATCGGGACGCGTTATTCCGCGAATGACCTGATTGGCTTTATCCTGGAGACCGAGCTTTCGCTCTCGCAAGACAAGCTCAACCAGCTGTGCTAAAAAAGACCGATGCCCAATCTGATTCGGCGCGAATGCCTTTGTGGTTGCGGTAAGACCTGGCTTTCGCTCCCCGCAAGTCCCAACCAATATGCTTCAAAGCTTCATGAGCCGTGGATTAATCTCGGCTTTAAGGAAGTGCACCGACGAAAGAAGCGGGAGCGGACTTTTAATTCTTTCCAGTCTCAAGTACGCAAGGCTAAGCTAGTACTTCAACCCCAAGGAATCACCCATGTCGAGTAGCTCGGACTCCATTTTTGGTATCACCACCATGAACTTGGCTATCCCGCCGGGAGCCACCAATGCGGTCCTGATTAGTCCGGGGGCCTATATCCGAGCGAGTCTCGTGAAATACTTCTCAGGCGGATCTATTTCGATCTTCGGGGCCAATAGCAACGCGTTTGGAGGGTCGGCGGCGTGGACAGGGACTTCTCTCGTAGCTGGTTTCTCGCAGGCGTATATGTTGGCAACGACGGAGATTCTCTCTATCGGGGGTCCGGTTCAGTATTACCTAGCCGCAACTGGCTCGACGGCCGTGGCTTCAATACTTCAGGGTATGAGCCAAAACCAGCAGAGCATGAGCTGATGTTTAATCAAAGCATGGATTGGTGTCCAACCTGTAAGACCTATTATCAGATTGGTTATGGGCATGGCTGTACGGGTGTACCGGTAGCTCAAAACGCATATCCCACAAATAGCCAAACTGATCCGCTCTATCTTTGGCAAGAAATCGGGCATCTCAAACAACGTCTCGATGAACTCGAGAAGAAAAAGTAATGCCGCTCGAATCCTCCATCTTGCCACCTAGTCCAGTTTTAGCCCCAGGAGAAGTCCGTCGTGCGGCTTTACGGGATTGGACGTGGCTTGCGAAGCGTAGACCATCGGGCAATACTTATGCGACTTATGCTTGGGCCAGGCAAGGGGACTTGGTGCATTTATGGTTCATGGCTTGTGCTGATGTGGAAGGCTCCCGGGTCATTGGCATGAACTTCGGATTACCGCCCGAGCTTCCGCATCCAGGTGCTTTCTCGGTTCATATGCCCTGCGAAATAACCGTGGGCAATGGAATTCTGTCCAAAAGTCCTATCGTCACGACCGACAAATGGCGAAAACCTGCTCGCCAGGCAATGGTAACGCTACGCCGCAATTCCATGGGTGGGTTTGAGATTTATCTCATCGCGAAACCGATTCCAGCGACCTACGCTTGGGGGAGTTTACTCTATTATGCTTAACTTTCCATTGCCGCTGATGGTGGCTCAACCGGGTGTATTTCAGCATTCCTATCTTTGGTCTGGATACTTGGGTAGTGCGCGCTAAAAAGTGATTCGTTGGAATCTCTGCTATGAACGAGCGATTCGCAAAGATGGTTCGCTTCTTTTCCCTGAACGCTTAACTCAAGATTTCTTAGATAGCGCCCGTAAGACGATGGGCAGCTATTTCTTTGCCAATCAATACCAGAACGAAATCATTCCCGATGATGAACAGGTCTTTAAAAAGCACTGGATCCGCTACTACAAAGAGATTCCGGAACTCCATTACAAGTTCGCGTTTATTGATCCGGCCATTAGCGAAGCGGATAGTGCCGACTACACGGCCTTAACCGTGGTTGCCGTAGACAGCGATAAGAATTGGTATGTGCAAATCGTAAAGCGGGAGCGCATCAATCCCTCTCAGCTCATCGAACTAATCTTTACGACGAACGAACTCTATCACCCGCAAATCATTGGCGTGGAAGATGTGGCCTTTCAAAGAGCGCTTCTTCATTTCACAGTCGAGGAAATGCAAAAGCGGGGGCTCAGTCTTCCCGTGACCGGGGTTAAACGTTCGCCCGATAAGAATAAGCACATGCGCATCTTGGGATTAGTGCCCAGGTTTGAGTGGGGCACGCTTTTCTTAGGCCAATCTTGTCAGGATTTGGAAGATGAATTGGCTACGTTCCCGCGTGGCGCGCATGATGACTGCCTTGATTCTTTAGCGAGTATCGAAGACATTGTTTATTATCCACAGAAAAAGGTGATCGATGAAAGACCCCATCCAACCGACCCCGCTTACGAATCCTGGTATCGTAAACAGCGCCTTGGCGGAAAAGATATCCGGCATCCCTCTGAGTTCTGATGGTCGTCATCCCCTTAACGTCTTTGAAGACAACGTGCAGTTGGCCAAACTGGGTGGTCCTACCAACGGGTGGCCGCTCCCCATGGTAAGCGCACCGCGAAGTGTCATCGAGTATTTCAATCGCGGGGGGATGCCGGAGTTCAATCGCACGCAGTATTTCACCTACAAAGGCGTCTTAATCGTGGAGGAAGGTAGCGAGGAAGCAGTGAAGCGCGCTATCAACAAATCCTTCGACATTATGCCGCAGGTAGTGGTGGATTCGCCGATTGCCCGTAGTAAGCCTTGATGATTCCCGCTATCATAATCTTGAGCTTGGTGGTGGCCGGCCAACAATGGTTTTGGTCACGCCAGGTCCAGAAACTAATCGATAAAATCATGAGCCGAAATTATGCGGAGTATGTGCAGGCGAGCGCACCTCCTCCGGCTCCTAGTCGCATCATGGTACCTGAGGAACGAGAGGATTTAGGGGCTCTTCAAGGGATACAAATTTAAGCATCCACTATGGGCTTTCTCACCGATCTTGCGGATAAGTTGTTTTCAAGTGGAACGCCTCCCACGGCCGACACCATCAATAAAGGCGAGCCGCCGCTTGAATCTATCAGCGACCAATCTTTTGAAGACCAGGAACTTGCCGCTTTCGTTAAGCGAAAAGTAGAGGATATTAGAGGCCAAGCATCCCGCATTGCCCATGAGGGCATTTGGATGACTAATATCGCCTATGCCCTCGGTTTTGATTCTGTCTATTACGATACTTCTTCTCGGCAATATAAGCCTGTCGGTGGTCCTCTACGATATCCTTCGCGGAATCGAATCCACGCAAATCTCATACTGCCCGCGATGCAAAATCGCTTGGCACGTATGTGCAAAAACGAGCCCCGTTGGGAGACAGTACCTGAGGACCAAAGTATCGAAGCGCGTGAAAGAGCGAGCCTCGACTATGATCTCCTCATTGACCTATGGGAACGACTCGAACTCTCCGAGAAACGCCTAGACCTCGGTATGTGGCTTCAGCAATGTGGCCATGCCTATCTCATCGCAAGCTTTGATGAAGAACTAGGCCAACCCATGGTCGACCCCATTACCGGGGAATTCCTGGGCTTTGAAGGCGATATCAAAGTAGAAATCGGAAGCGCCTTCGAATTCTTCCCAGACCCTAAGGCCAAGACGCTCAAAGAAGCCAAATACGTAGTCCGGGCCAAGGTCCGGGATTTGAACTACTTCCGGGAAAAATATGACCGAGGCGATTTAGTCAAAGAAGAGAATGCCTGGCTCTTGTCCGTCCAATATGAACTACGCATCAACTCCATGAATAACACCGGTCCCAACACCTCCGGTGTCCAAGAGCAAATGAAGAATGCGGCCATTGAGCTTTCTTACTACGAGAAACGCTCAGAAAAATATCCCCAAGGCCGTCACGTTATCGTAGCCAATGGCGTCTTACTGAAAAACGATGTCCTAACTATCGGTGAATACCCCTTCGAGAAGTGGGACGACATCATCGTCGCCGGCAAATTCTACTCCGAAGCGGCTGTAACCCACGCAAGGCCATTACAAGACCAATACAACCGCAGCCTGGTCCGAACCTCGGAATGGGTGAATAAGATGCTCTCGGGCAAGTACCTGGCCGCTAAGGGCCATGGCTTGGCATCCGAAGCCCTGAATGACCGCTCGGGCGAGGTCGTCGAATACAACTTCGTCCCCAATTGCCCCCCCCCGGGCGCTATGCAAATCCCGGTCATCCCCGAATACGCTTACGCAGAGCGTAAAGAGATTCAGACTGACCTCTTCGACCAATTCGGGCTTTCAGAAGTCTCGCGGGGTCAATTGCCTAGTGCGGGGATTCCGGCTGTGGGCATGCAGCTACTCATTGAACAGGATGAGACGCGCATCGGCATTGAGGTTGAGCAGCATGAACACGCGTGGGCCAGATTCATGACTAAGATTTTGAAGTTTGCCAACCGATGCTATAAGACGCAGCGGCAGATTAAAAAGAAGAGTCAGAATGGATACCGCTTCATCTCTTTCAATGGTGATGACCTCTCATCCGAACCAGACGTGCGTGTTGTGCGCGGTTCTACTATTCCTACTTCTCGTGCTTTACGTCGGCAAGACATCCTAAACGCCTATTCCCAGGGTCTCATGGGTAATGTGCAAGACCCGTCGGTCAAAGAGATGGTCTTGGGTGAACTCGAATACGGCAATAACTCCGATATCTGGAAAGACTATCGCCTCGATATGGGCCAGATTTCGGAAGTCATCGAACTCATTAAAGCCGGCGATACCCCTGAGTTTAATAAGCTAGATAACCACGCCCTTCACATCATCCAGCTCAATCGCTTTAGAAAGTCCGATAGCTATCAAGACCTAAGCGATGAGCAAAAATCGATGGTGGAATTTCTCATCGACCAACATTCCAAAGCTGCAGCCGGATTCGTGAACCCCCAATTGGCCCAGCAAGTCCAGAACACTCAGAATGGCCTGATGCCCGATGGCTCTAATCCCCAGACCATCCTTTCGACCCAGGTTAAGACCATGCATGCAGCCGATCAAACCCAACGCGCGCAACAAGCGGGAACGAGGCTTGCCGGGAAGTTAGCCGCAGCTCCTCCCAAAGAAGCGGCCGATGCCGTGCATCAACATAACCAGGAAAAGAATCTCCAACAATTGCGCCGAATCCATAACAATCCGCCGCCTGGCATTCCCCCGAGGTAATCCATGAATCAAGATTTGTTAGAAGCCATAAGCCGCAGACGTTCGATTGGTCTATCCCAGACCGATGTCGCAGGCCCCGAGCATGTGGCTGCCCAAACCCAGCCCACTGAGCTTCCCCCGATTCCCACGGCTACCGGCATGGTTGAACACGAGGCTCCTGAGACCTTGGAAGAGGAAGTGGAAGAAGAGCACCACCAGCCGACGAAAGAGTATGACCATCCGGAAGGTTATGGCGGGGGTCATGCCCCGGTTTACGAGCTTTTAGGAACCGACAATGCCCATGGTTTGAGAGGGCGAGCGATGAAAATGGCGAAGGAGAAAAAGTAATGGATTCGAAAGAGGCCATCATGGAGGCTTTGGCGCGCCGCAGACAGACCGGACTTTCGCAACATCCGGTGATGCAAATTGCCATGCCGCCCCCGGAAGCTGTGGACAAAAATCAAGTAAATGCCGACACTAATATGAGTTCGCGTAGGGAGAACGAGCATGACGGGGAAGAATCTCCGTCGGGTTCCCCCAATGCGCTACCTCATAATGAAATGCAGATGACCGCTAGCCAGCTTGGATTGGTACACCACGAAATGGGTAAATCGCCTTATGCCAAGCATTCGCTCCGGGGAAGAGCGGTAGCGGAAGCCCAAGAAAAATCAAAACAAACGAAGTAAAATTAAAAGACCGGGTTAGGGGAAAGAATGGCCGAGCATCAACCATTTGGAGTTGATTTATCCAATGCGAAGTTTGAATCGAATGAACCTGAAGGAAATGGTGGTGGTGCGGCGGCTCCGTCAGGAAGTGAAGCTCCAACTGGCGAAGCTTTTAAACCTGAAGCAAAAGCTGAGGAAACTAGCGGAGCCCAAGATAAAGTCCAAGAGCCCCAACGAGAACTCAGTAAAGACGAAATCGAGCGACTCCTAGGTCTTGAGACACAGCAAAAAAACGATTTTAAGAAATACGACGATAATTTCGGTTTCGATATCGCCGTTCTCTTAAAAGACCCCAAACAATTTAACCGTTTTGCTCAAATCTATCCCGAGGCCTATGTCGAGCGGGCCCGGCAAATTCTCGCGGCGAATGGGGTGAATCCCTTCCAACCGCAGGATGCGCCAAAGTCCACACCGACGAACGACCCATGGTCAGATCCGCGTATTCAAAAAGCACTTGAGATGGCCGATAAATTTGAGGCCATGCAAAAAGAGCAACGGATAGAGGCGATTGGTCATAAGCTCGATAAAGCCTTTGATTCGCTCGCCTCAAAGTATCCGGATGCCGATAAGAACGTAGTGAACTGGTATCTGCAGGGACTGGCCCAGAAGGGCATTAGTCTGATGGATGAAAAAGGGAATCTCCGAACCCAAATCTTGGAACGACTCTTCAAGTCCGACCACGACGCGCGCAATGCCGCGTATGAGAAGAAATACCGTAGTTTGGTAGATAACCAAAAGAACGTTAACCGCCGAGCCAAAGATATGGGAAGCGGTGGCAGCCTTTCGTCGATTCCAGGCAAAGAAGCCCGAACGATTAAAGATGCCACCAAAATGCTCTTATCCGACATTCGCGCGGCTAAATAACCCTACCCTGAAAGGCTAACCTCATGCCCAATCAATTCCAGAGTATTCAGTCTGGTCTTGCAGAGCTAAAGAATTTCTACCAGGGGCCTATCGTTTCTCAGTTGAACGACGAGCTTCCGGTCCTGCGAGCCATTGATCGAGTCAAAGAAGGATGGAGCGGCTACCAAGTCGTGCGTCCTTTGAAAGTGATTCGTAACCAAGGTATTGGCGCGACAAGCGACGGCGGTAATCTGCCGGCGATTGGCCGCCAGACCACGGTCCAGGCCTTGATTCCTGCGAAGTTTAACTACCTTCGTTTCGGAATCACCGGCCCCATGATTAAGTCCTCGCAGTCGGACGTCGGCTCTTTCGTCCGTTCGGCGGCTTATGAACTCGAAGAGGGTTACAACGACCTCAAATGGGACTTAAATCGCCAATTCTCCTGGAATGGCAACGGCACGCTAGCCCAGCTTTCGGGCAATGCCGTGGGCACCACCTCGCTTGTGATTTCGGGCCGTGAATCGGTAGAGCCGGCGCTTAAATTCGTCGATGTGGGTATGGTCTTCGATGTGGTCTCGGCCACGACGGGCTTGGTCACCAATAGCGCCATCACTATCAACGCGATTGCCTCGGGCACGCCTAATTCCGCGACCGCGACCTTGACCTTGTCGGCGCCTGTCACGGCCAATTCGGGTGATCTAATCATCCGTTCGGGCTCGCTCAATAATGAGATTCAGGGGCTTTTAACCTCGCTCGATGGCGGAACCTCCACCATCTATAACGTGAGCCGAAGCCAGTACATCGTTTATCAGGGCAACGTCCGAAACCTGGGCGGCGCTCAGCTTTCGCTCGATATCCTGCAAGCGATTTACAACGATTCGCTTCGCCGGGGTGGTTCGAAGCTCGATGCGATTTACTCGGACTTCGATTCGTTGCGCATGTACCAGAAGCTTCTCACCGCGGATAAGCGCTATGTGAACACCGTGGAAGGTGACGGAGGCTTTGCCAAGAAAGACCAGTTCTATCTGGATTTCAATGGTATCCCGTGGGTACCCGACCAATCTAGCCCGCAGCGAGTCTTTGTTTTAAGTGCCGAGACGTACAAAAACTACGTCCTGTGCGAGATGGAATTCGCGGATGAAACCGGTTCCATGTATATCGCGCAGACGTCGGCCGACCAACTCGAAGTCCGTGTCCGCTACTTCTCCAACTTGTTCCCGGAGAAGCCGTCGGCTAACGGCGTGTTGGTCAATTACACATCGCCCTAAAGGTGGTTGAGGTTCATGGGACGCTTGGAATCGTTGAATCGTAGCCTAAAGAACTACGATAGAGAGTTATATGCTGAATGGGGACTACCGAAGGGAGTGATGGGCAATCTAATGAAGATTACCGATGCCCCTTTGCCTTCGATTCATATACTTCGGCGAAACCAAGCCAAGCCTCATGAACCTCACTTTATCTTCGCTTTGACCGAGGATTGGACGGCTAGGTCTCCCGCTCGCGAGTGGGGGATTGAGGTCGTGATGAACCGAGTTAGGGCGATGGACCTTTGGAAAGATGAAACCGTTTTAGACCGTTTTATGAAAGATAGCGAGCGCATCGCGGAATCGGAAAAACGAGAGCAACGAAATTCGATTGAGAGTTTCCTGCTTGAGTTCCGAAAAGATTTTGCGCGCGCCACCAACCATATCAACACTTCGCTCTTGCCTAAGACGGATAAGCGAAGACAAGGAGATTTAAAATGGGAATCCTAAACCGAGACTTGGCCCCGTCTCAGCAACGGGACCTCTTTACCATTAATACGGGAGCAATGGCGACCGGCGGCACTTATACCGTTTGTTTGGTGCCCTATCCCTGTCAATTGGCCACCGTCGCCATGAACTTTTTTGGCGTGTCCAATACCCCGTCGCTCAATCTCGATATCACCCGTTACAATTCGGCCGGTGTCACGACGATTACCGGCGCGATTACCACCTTGGCTCAAGCGGGTGCGACCTTGGCCGTGGGTGCCACGGTTAGTTCAGGCTCAAGCCTGGTGACCATGCAGGCCGGCGATATCATTACGGCGCGCATCTCAGGCACAAACGCCAATATCACGGGCGGTATCTTGACGCTGGTGCTTCAAGCGCTGCAGGATGTGAAGACGGAATTCGGCGTTTAAAAGGAGATAGCGATGGGGATCATCAATCGAGACCTAAGCTCATCTGAACAAAAAGAATGCTGGCAGGAACAGTTTTCGAGTCTAGTTACCGGCAGCACCTATGTGATTGCCCTACTACCGGTAAATGGACTTGTGACAGGAGTTTTTGCAACAGGCTTCGGGTTGTCCAATACGCCATCGGTTTCTTATTGGCTATATCGTTTTAATACGGGAACCAACAACGGAACCACGGCGACTGGATTTACCTCCATCGGCATTGGTGCCACGATTACGGTTCCCGCTTTTGGAACCAGTGGATTCAATTGGTATGGAGCGACTCTCAATGGCATTAGCGTGAGCAATGTCTTGGGAGTGACGTCTTTCCAAGGTGATTTACTGGTAGCGCAGGTAACCGGAAGCAATGCGGCTATTCAATTGGCGGCGCTTGGTGGCATTGTAAAAGCCACGGATAGTATCCTTCAGTGGCCCGGTTGAAATAGTGTTCATTCGGAGAGGGGGAAGGTTTCACTATGGGTTTCATGTCCTCATAGCGACCTTCCCCTTTTTATTTTATGTCTGATTTCATGATTCAAAATTCGGGAGGGATTGGCTCTCTTCTCGATTTGAGTGCAGGGACGACCTACCTTCCTGCTTTTAGTTCCGTTATCGGAACAGGGGCTACCAATCTCCTTTTCGGAGTGCCAATAGGAGCTTCGGGAACCGTCTTAACTTCCCAAGGCACCACCTATCCCACATTTTCCGCTTCTGGCTCACGAACGCCGACCTTCCAAAAATTCACTACAGGAAGCGGGACCTATATAACGCCTACTCCTACTCCTCTTTACCTTAAGATTAAAATGTCTGGAGCGGGTGGAGGTGGAGGCGGGGGGACCGGGACTTCTTTCGCTGTAGGCAATATTGGAAGCACTACAATGTTTGGAACTTGTACTTGTGGGGGAGGGGCAGGGGGAGGAAGTGGAGGCGGTAGCGGAAATGGAAATGGTCAAGGCGGTGGAGCGGCGCTTGGATCAAGCTTCTTAGGAATTAATTTGGCAGGTGGCTGGGGACAGGGTGCAGACTTTACTACCTCTGTTTCCTTTGGTGGACAAGGTGGGGTGAATCCATTTGGGGGAAGTGGAGGCGGCGGAGGCTCTAGCTCGAATGGCCGAAGTGGCGCCCTTAATACCGGAGCAGGCGGGGGTGGAGGCGGGGGAAATGCATTAAATGTGGCTGCGGGTGGCGGGGGAGCTGGAGGATATATCGAAGCTATTTTAACATCACCTGGGGCTACCTATTCTTATGCTGTCGGCACGGGAGGAACGGGCGGAACAGGTTCAATCAGTAGTGGAGGAAATGGTGCCGATGGTATTCTTCTGATTGAGGAACACTACCAGTGAAATTTTACGCTCTGCGCTTTGGTTCCGATAACCTAGCTAACTACACGGGATTTTCCCCGACTTTTACGATTTTCCATTCCATCCCGGGAAGCTCATTTTCCGTTACAGCCCCTTCGATTTCAGAGTCCGGACCTGGTGAAGGGCTCTATGTCTTTGGCTGGACCGCGACGACCTTCCCTATTCTTTTTAAAGTCGATGGCGGAGCCAGTCTGGTAGCGACTGCACGCTATCTCACGGGAGTGCTTGATCCAGTCCAGGCCGTCGATGAAAAAATCGGCTGGCTCACCGATAGCTTTGGTTCTACGGCCGTCGATCCCACGACTCTCATGGGCTATGCAAAACGTGGCCAAGAGTTCAACGAAGGTGTGGGCTCTTTCAATGGCCAATCGAGCCTCTGGACCGTGCAATCCCGAAGTGTAGCTGCCGGCGTGACCACGACTCCCACGACGCTCGTAACGCATACGCTCACCAATAGTTCGGGAACCGTCACTAAAAGTTGAGCATTGAAAGCTGAGTCAGTAAGCTAAGCTCACAACCACACAATTTGGGGGCTCATGGCTTCGATTGCTCTTTGCGTCATCTGCAAGAATGAAAAAGAAAACTTCCCGCGTTTCATGGAATCTATCCGTGATTGTTTCCATGAAATCCATGTGACTGACACCGGTTCTACCGACGGAACTCTGGAACTTCTGCAAGATTACACATTTGAGAATCCGGCCAATACCACTCTATTTCTTCACAAATTTAATTGGTGTAATGACTTTGCCGCTGCTCGTAATTACAGCTTCAGCTTCTCTCGTGCCGATTATCTAATGTGGTTGGATTTGGATGACGTTATGGATAATCGCCAGGCTTTTATCGAATGGCGGGATTCTATCCTTCCCGTTTCTGATTATTGGGTCGCTACCTATCACTACGGAGGCATTGACGACAAAGGTAATTCCCCCTGTAAATTCGTGAGAGAAAGGGTGGTTAAGAACAATGGGAATTTTTCGTGGAAGTATTTCGTGCATGAAGGATTGGTTCCGAAGTCCTTCACCCAAGCCCAATATGCGCTTAGTTGGTCCGTCATCCACAAGCGAACCGCTGAAGACCAAAGCAAAGATCGAAGCCGAAACTTACTTCTCTTCGAAGGCCGGGAGCAAGAACTTTGCGCTCGGATGCGCTATTACTACGGAAAAGAACTGTTTGAAAATGGACAACCGCTCAAGGCATATCCTCAACTACTCCAAGCTGCGAAAGACAAAGATTTAGAGCCGCATGACCGCATCATGGCCCTCCAATTCGCCTGCGCGGCTTCTATGCAGTGCAATCAACTCGATGAGGCGATTCATATTGCCCACCAAGGCCTTCAATTGGCACCCACCCGTAGCGAATTTCATGTTTTTATCGCCGATAGTCTTATCAAACAGGGGAAATTGGCCGAGGCCATTCCCTTTCTCTCAGCTGCCAAATCCTGCTTTAACCCGACCGATAGCGTGCGCGCCGATGTGATCTTTAATCACGCCGATGCCCGTGGCCATTACCCCCGAAACCAATTGGCCCGATGTTATTTCCATCTCAATCGGCCCCAAGAGGCCAAAAAGATTCTGGAAGAGGCCATGACCCTAGGGCCTAATCTCGAAACGGCCCAGCTTTCCGAAGAACTCTCCCGCATTCAGGAAAATCTCGTGATTCGCCCGCTTTCCGAATATGAAGCAGTCCCCGAAATCGTCATTACCTGCCTTCCCAATGTAGTGAAGAATTGGGATGAGGATACGCTTAAGACCGTTGGCCTAGGCGGCTCAGAAACCGCCGTAATTCACATGGCAAGGCATCTCCATGAGAAAACCGGGCTTAAGATCCGGGTCTTTAACGATAGGCAAGGCATCTCAGAAAAAGAGAATGTGAGCTATGAGCCGATTTCGGAGATGTATCAGTACTTCCGGGCCAAAGCGCCGCTTCTTCATCTAGCGTGGCGGCACAATATACGGCTCACACCCGCTCCTACTTATCTCTGGTGCCATGATTTGGGGTATTTGGGGGCAGAGAATGCGCCTCAATTTGACGGAGTTCTAGCTCTCTCTGAATTCCACCAAAATTGGCTTACCCACATCGTTGGGATTGATAAAACGAAGATTATTCCCACGAAAAATGGGATTGATCCGACGCGGTTTCAAGGTATCGAGGAAATCGAGAAAGTTCCGCGGAAAATCATTTATAGCTCGAGTCCGGATAGGGGTCTCGAGCAGGTCTTGGCGGTCATGGACTTGGTCTACAACAAGCATCCGGGCGTTGAGCTTCATATCTTTTATGGGCTCGATAACATGCGGGCCATGGGAAAGGTGCAGGAGGTCGAGCATTACGAGAAGCTTCTTTCGAGCCGTCCTTACATCCGAAATCATGGCAACGTGACGCAGGCGGAACTCACGCGTCATTTTGCGGAGAGCTGCATCTGGCTTTATCCCACCACCTTTTTGGAAACATACTGCATTACGGCGATAGAAGCCTTGTGCTCGGGTACCTATCCGGTAGTCAGGAAATATGGGGCGCTTCCCGATACGCTTAAGATGGCGGAAGTCGCGGGCATGGCTTCGGTGCTGGATACGCAGGACCCCATGGTGTTTGCGCAAGAAGTCAGTGATGCGTTGGTGGGTAGTTGGTGGCGACGCGTTAAAGTGAAGCCCGAAATTTATTCGTGGGAATCGGTGGCCGAAGATTGGTGCCGACTTCTACCCCCGTTACGCGATCTTTGAGGCTACAATAAATCATGGCGATTTCCCAATGGCCCAATCTTGTTTTGAGCGGGATTGGGCTCGAACAGAATGGATTGAGTTATAATCCGGACCCGGGCTATTTCCCACTCACTTTCAATGTTGTCGACGGTTTAGGCCTCGAAACCAACGGACTGGTGTGGAACGGCAATAACAATTGGGCAGCTTGCTTTCAGGCGCAAAACATTCCTTGGTCAGGCTGCAGTACATGTCCTAATAGTTGCGGATAATTCATGTCGCTTCTCATCGCTAACATAACGGCTTCTTATCTTCAAGGTGGTGCCGCACCACCTACCTTCACCCCCAACTCTATCGATAATTGCATTTTTTGGTTGGATAGCACCGATAGCTCTACAATTACCCAATCTGGAAACTTAGTTTCTCAATGGTTGGATAAAAGCACTAACGGTGGTTATGTCATGACTGCATCAACAACCAAACCGACTTATCATGTTAATGGTTTTGGTTCTTTATCAGCTCCTTATCTATCTTCGGATGCCACCCAGTACATGATGTCTAATTCTGATTTTGGTGGCGCTCCAATGTCCGGCGATGCCTTGTTTACGATATTCATCGTTTTTTCAGCCGCAAGTTTAAATGCATCCGGAAACTATTTGACCGGTTGGGGAACGGCGGGAACTGGTACAGATCCTGGAATCTATTATGACTCTGGGAATACACCTATTTCGTTCGGATTTGGAGGTGGAGAAAATTATAAAACCACAACTCCATTAGCCACAAGCACCAATTATATTTACACCTATCAAAAAACTACCATTGGCCCAATCGATACTAATTCTCTTCTTAGAATAAATGGCATCCAATTATCAGCCGCCGCTTCTTCCGGAACGACACCCAATGCAAATACTGCTGGACCTATTGGTATTTTTTGTTGGGGTGATTTCACTTCCCAGCCATGGAACGGATCGATTGCATCCGTTGTTATTTATAGTTCCGCATTAACTACTGCGCAAATAGTTCAGGTAGAGACTTATCTGAACGGACTCTATGGGGTTTATTAAGTGAATTTTCAGCAACTTCAAAACCTGGTCAGCTATTGGGTGGATGATCCGAACCTCACTTATTTCACGCCAATCCAGGTCCAGACCTTCTTGAACAATGCCCAACAAGAAGTGAATAAGCGCCTTATCCAGTACAATGATTCTTGGTATTTGCGCTGCGCCCAGACTTACACCGTGCAGCTCCAAGAATGCTATGTGCTCCCGCAAGATTTTGAGAAGGTGAATCACCTCGATTTGATTTTAGGTGGCAGTCCCGGTAATGAGCAACGCGTAACCTTGAATCACTCGACTCAAGCCGAAGCGGATTTGGTCAATTACTCCTCTGGCCAACCCATCACCTTTTTCTTGGCTAAAAACAACCTTATCTTCCGGCCGCTACCCGATAACGCCTATCTGGTGAGAATGTACTATTCTTATCGGGTCTCGGACATGTCGAACATGACCGATATACCGGACTGTCCAACGGAATATCAAGAGTACTTGGCGGTCTTGGCCTCTATCGATTGTTTTTTGAAGGATCAAAGAGATCCGAGCCCATTCTTAGCTAAGAAGACTTACTATGAAGAACTGATGCAACAATCAGCGACCGATCGCATGATCGACAAACCCCGCGAAGTTGTCTGCACTTGGGATGATGGTTTTGGGACTCTTTTCTAATGCCGTATCCACCTTTAAAAACCGAGAATTATCAGAATATCGGAGGCATTAACAAGAAAGCGTCGCCCTACATGACGGGTACCAACGAAACGTTGGATTTGCTAAACCTAGACTTTACGACTCCGGGGGCCTATACCACGCGCCCGGGAACTACGGGCTGGATTTCTGGACTTACGGGTCCCGTCTTAAGTCTCACTCAATTTTCAAGACTTAATGGGGCGAGCTATCTCATTTTTACGAACAATGGGAATCTCTATTCCTATTACGGAGGAAGCCTGCATGTCCAAGCATCAGGATCTACCGCCACTCTTTTATCTTTTGCTCCTTTTGTCGATAGGCTTTTTCTGGCTGACGGTGTCGGCTTTTTAAAAGACACCGGCACTTCTGTCTCGGCATTTTCCTTGCCGCCTCCTCCCGGCGCCAACATGTTTAATTCCGAAGCCGTAAGTAATGCGACGACCACGGGCTTTACCGGGATTTTCGTTTACGGCTTCGCTTGGGTGAATGATAGGGGCTACATCGGTCCGGTAGCCGCTAATAACTATAACGACATTTTTAGTGGAATCCCCATCTACGATTTTCCCGGCATCCAATTCTCCATTGCGGGCGGCTCCTACATCATCTTTACGCTTAATGCCTTAGCCAATGTACCCGCCGGTTATGGCATCTCTTATCTAGCTATCTTTCGGGCGGGCCCTATTGCGGGCAATGGAATTCCCTTTGCGGGACCGGTCGCGGCCGTTTCCTATATCCCGGCCTGGTACCAACTCACCAACCTTCCGCTCTCGCAGGTGACCTTTATCGACCAGGCGGCCACTTATGGCCCGGCCAATCCCACGGGGCCCACGCTAGGAAGTCAAGCGCTTTGGTTTACCTTAGCGCCCAGATTTTTAAACGTTTATAACAATGCCCTTTTTATGGCGGGCTTTTCCTCTCTCCCCTCTACCGTTTACTTCTCGGCGGTAGGAGAGCCGGAACTAATCGGGGTTACCCAAAGCTTTCAGGTCAGGACCAACGATTCGGATGTGCTGACTGGGATGTGTAACTACATCTCTCAGCAAATGATTTTTAAGAACCGAAGCTTCTTTTCGCTGAATGGCACCGATTCCACGAACTACACGCTCAATCAAATCAGCGATGAGTATGGCTGCATTAGCAACCGTGCGGCCGTGGTCTTTAACGATATTCTCTGGTTCTTAGACCAAAAGGGGCTTTGCCAATACAACGGCTCCCAAGTCGAAATCATTTCCAATCGCTTGGAGTCGGTCTTTAAGCGTATGAATTTGGTAGCCGCTCAAGATCATGCGGCCATGTTGCATGTGAAACTACGAAACGAGGTTTGGGCTCTTTTCCCAATAGATGGCGCGACCTTTAACAACCACCTCGTGGTCTATGATTATGTCGCCAATGCTTTTTCGGAATGGTCCGGACCTCAGATGGCCTCCATGGCCTTGATGTTTGATCCAAACAATCAATTCACACCGACTTTTGGCGATTACACATCATCCATTAATTATTTCAACGCTACTCTTTTCACTGATAATGGCCGAGCCTTTACTTGCTCCGTCACTCCACGCTATTTTGGTGGTCAAGGTCAGGAACTGGGTTACAGCGTAGAGAAAGTCTTTAGACGCCTATATTTTGATATCACCGATAGCTCCAATACCGGTCAAACTACGATCTTCGACATAAAGCTTCTCGCCGATTTTACGGGAATGACCTTGGCCGGTCGGCAAACCTTCGCCATGGCGGCAGGCCATACGCAAATCCGACTCGATTTCGGAGTCCCGGGAAAGGCCATGACCTATCAAATGGCTTACCTTCCCCAAACTCCGGCTCTTAATTTCAATGGGTTTACGATTGAGTATCGTTTCCAGAGGAACACTTGATGGCTGCCGTTCAATCCTCAACCGACTTGCAGCATTCCAAAGATATCGAAAGAGATATTACGCGCTTCTTGAAACAATTGCTTTCGCAGTTCAATGGCAATATCGAGTTCCATAAGAACGTCCGGTCCTCTTCGCTTTTGACCTTTTCCTTTACTGCGGTCGACACCAACATCACGGTAAATCACGATTTGAATCGAATCCCAGTGGGCTATCTTGCCGTGAGCTTGACCGTTCCTATGAGCATTTATATCGGTTCTTTGCCCTGGAGTTCGACGTCGATTACCCTTAAATCAAACACTATCGGGACTGCACTCATTTATGCCATTTAATCCAAAACCGGGAACCTCAGGGACCGGAACCAATCAAGCCCCTAGCCAAAGCTATTTAGGCCAATTGGGCCTATCGACGGATAATCCCGATTCCGGAAAGGTTCAGACCGCGGTCCAAGCTCTTCTCGATAAGGGCTATACCACGAGCCAAATTAACTCTGTCATTAGCGCAATTCAGGCTAATCCCAACGCCAATGCGCAGAATATCAATATTTCAACAGGCCTTTATAACAAGAATTTGCCCAACGATTGGTCTCTGTTTCAGGGATTGAGCGATGCACAAAGCACGGCGAAAACTTGGGAAGGAAATAACGCCGGAACCTCGGCTTCTGAACGCGGTCTATATCAACAACAAGTTGATACAGCGGCCCAGTTCAAAACGAATATTCCGAAGCTAGAATACAATCTGACTCAGCAAGCGGCCGAAGCCCAAAAGCAAATGCTGGCCACTGCGATTGAGGGTACGAAAAACAATTACAATGCTCGTGGCCTTCTCTTTAGTACCGCCGAGCAAGGGGCTGAGGCAGCTAATAGCCAGCAAGCGGCAGCCAACGTGGAACAAGCGCGGGCTGGCATCAATCAGGCTGTTGAAAACACCGGAAATGAGCTTAATCAGGCCGCGATTGATACGGGAAATGCACTTACAGGGCTCAATCAGTCGGCGACCAAGGCCAATACCGACCTAACGTCCCAATACAATTCATTGGCCGAGCAAAATGCAGCGCTTCAGCAACAAGCCTTAGGCGCCATTGGACAGGGAATTGGGGGGATTGCGGGAACCGCCGTTTCGGCGCTTACAAATCCTGCAAAAGGAGCAAAAACTCCGGAAAGTCCTTTCGCGGGATTAAGTCCTGCCGCCATGACGCCAGCACCAGCGTATAATCCTTCTTCGGGGCTTGGGGCCGCTAATTTCGGAGGAATTGTTTAATGCCGATGCCTATGACGGAAAATACCGGAGGCGGCATCATGCCGCTCCATTCGGTTTCAATGCCGGGAAACTTGGCGCAGGGCGATAATGGGATTCCCGATTCTGAGCAAGGGCTTCTGCAGGGACAAGTGAATCGGGCTTACGGCAACGACACCAATTCCCTAATGCGGGGTGTGCCGGATAGCGCCAAAGGGTTACTCAAGAC